TCACAACACACTTCAATACACTCACGTGTGTTATTACATGGGATACCATATCTCTCAATCTGCGATATCAAATCCATGTAGGAATCTTTCTTAGTAACATCACCACGAATGAAAACGATTGTATCCTCGTCTAATTCAAAACCCTTGTCATCGCCTTCGTTATGAATTGTAATCTTACCATCGTCCTCTCTGACAATGTAAGCACCATTGATTCTACAGTTGTAGCATTCTATTCCTAACTTCTCTGCCTTGGATACTAGTTTTGCAGAAGTGCCATCCCGAGCAATTTTCTTAGGACGCTCAACAAGGACTACCAAACGATATGGTTTCTTCTTATTATCCTCATCTCTTGCTTCTGTTATTTCGTTAAATGATTTCATCTTTTTCTCTATGTAAATCCACAAAGTGTTCTGCATCAATCACTACTAATGGTTTACTTCTATTTCTTTTTATGACCACTAGTGGTTCATACCCTTTACAATTTTCTGAAGCTTGTTCATATGCTTTCCATACGTTGACTGCTTCTTGGTTTTTACATTCAATGGAATAGGGGAACTTCTCTCGTGACTCACGTCCCATTATAATATCTTCCCCTTGTGAACCCATAGGTCTAGACTCTATATCTTCTTCATGAAGGTCTAGTGTATCCACCATTAACTTTGCAAACCACTGTTGTAGTTTTCTTCCTTTAGCTTTTGCTGATGATGTCTTCATTAAATGTAATACTCACTCCACAACCACAACTGGCTTGTTCATTTGGATTCTGAAACGTAAACGTTTCATTCAATCCTTGTTTTTCATAATCTAATGTCATTCCATTTAAAAATGGTTGACTCATTGTATCTATCAAAAATTTAAACTTACCGTAATCTATCTCTAGGTCACCGTCTTTATATTCGTCTCTGATAAAGACATATTCGTATCCGCTACATCCACCGCCAGTAACTCCAAGTCTAACTTTGTCAACTTGTTTCTCGATAAGTTTTTGTATGGCAATATCCGTTACTTCAATCATTAAAATATTTAGGCTATCTCGCTCTTATTCGCCTTAATAATTTCACTCATGTTTTTATGATGTAATGATTCAAAAGGAATATGAATGTCTTGGTCTTCGGGAACGTATAAGAAATTAATCTCTGACTTGTTACAAGTATTAATTGCATCCTCAATAGTTTCAACTAATGGTTCACCACCTAAGTTAAATGAAGTGTTAAAGATAATTGGTACACCAGTCGCTTCATACATCTTCTCAATAAGGTCATAGTAGTTCTTGTTCTGTTCACGTGTAACAGTTTGAATTCTACATGTACCATCTGCATGTACTAGTGTTGGAATGTCTTTGTATGCTTTGTCTTTTGCTTTGATAGCGAATGACATCCATGGGGATTCCTGTAATTGCAACATCTCAAAATACTCTTCAGCATGTTCTAACATGATGCTTCCAGCGAAAGGTCGATAGTACTCACGCCTCTTGACGTTGTTGACGATTTGTTTTGCTTCGGGATGTCTAGGGTCAAATAGAATAGACCTGTTGCCTAGAGCACGTGGGCCCCATTCTGATTCACCTTGGAAGATGGCGACAATTTGTGCCTTGTTGACTATAAGGTCGATGACCTCATCTAAATCTCTAATAATTGCTGTCTTCATAATTAATCCTCTATTACTGTTTCTAAATCGGAAGTAGCATCGCCCAATCCGTCATTTGTTACTAATCCTAACTGCTCGTGTCTCAAGTGTTCTTCTAACCAAAGAGCAGCACCTGTTGCTGTACCACCATCATGTGGGATAGGGTCAACAAAGAATTGATAGTCGGGATACTTTTCTAAGTACTTGTAATTGTTTGTACAGTTTAAAGAATACCCACCACTTAACACTATGTTCTTACACTTTGGGAACATCTCTATTGCTTTGTCAATTAGTTTACATGACTCCGTAAACGAAGTCTGTTCAACTAGTTGTGCAACTGAATATTTGTTGTGTACGTTAAACGTAGCATCTGTTGGTGAGTAGGATGCCATACCCATAACTTTACCAGCAGCACGTCCTTCTTTATCTGTTCCAAGAGCGGCACTAATATTACTAAAGTTCATACCACTAGATGGTTTAGATGTGAGAACATACTCTACTGCAGATGAATTGAAATTATCATCCTTCTTATTGATTGTCTTATCTTCTATAGTCCAAGTAGACTGTGACATCTCGTTTGGGAAATATTGTGTTTGCAAATCATCCATCATTCTAATGTTAGATAATTTCTGCCATTTAAGTTCACCCATTCTTGATGGGTCACTATAATAAATTGATTCGATTTCTTGATAGCCTGGATATTCAGAATACAATGGTTGACCACCGCCGCCATCCCAAACTATAGTGATAGCACCTTTACCTTTGTCAAAGAAAGGTGAAAGAGCATATCCATTATATGCATGATATAGGTGATGATGTTCTCTTACAAAGTAACAAGCACGATTATCAATTTGATGTTTACGAATTTGGTCTATGACATCATCATCTGCATTTTCGTTTTCATGTCTAAAGTCAATTGCTTTTTTACCCCACTTCTCTTGCAACTCTTCTAGACGTGATGTACCCAATGGGGAATTTTGTAAGTCTTGCAAAAATTCTCTTGTCTTCAATCTATCTAATTGAATAGAGTGTTTGCCGGAAGGGTGTTTTGTATCGGGGGTGATTGTAACAGTACACTGTCGTCTATCAAAAGAGGCGAATATAATTTCATCCCAGTCATGGACATCTCCAGCACGAACATCTATACTATCGTACAGACACGTCTCATCATTGTCGGGGTCGAAATCGGGACACCAGTACTTATCTCTGCGGTATCTTGCCTCATCAAACGAACCAGTTACCTTAGTCCCTTCCACGGTACCAACAGCGGCATCGTGTGAAATATTAATTCCAAGTATTTTTTTCATTATTAATCCTGTTGTTATTTGTCTAGTTCACTTCCGTATAGTGCTTCTAAACGTTCAATTGTTAAAACTTCCGAGTCTAGTAAGTCTTGTAACATTTTTTGTCTACCACTGTGTTCGCCACTTTTGTAACTGAAAAACACACATGATGCAATAAACACTATGTGTACAAGTATTAATTCTGTTCCCATTTTATTTCTCCTTAAAGAATTCTTCGATATGTCTACCAGCGAGTATTACGATGGATGACCATACAAAGAGATTAACTAACACAGACGTGATTGTCCATGGTAGTGTAAAGATAGTTGTCAATAGTTCCATAATCAAAGTCCTAGCAATGCTCTTGTTAGATTATTTATAAGGAACAAAAGGCCCACTCCATTTAATAAAATCAATGCCCTATCTTTCCAAAGCACTGACACTATTAACCATAGAAAAATACCAACAATGGAAAGACTCAAATCATACATTTGTAATTCGGGTATTCCACGGATTGACATTGCAACTAATACAAAAGCAGATGCAACCCACTTCACATACCAATCAAGGGTATACTTAGGGGTTGCACTTTTAAATATTCGTTTTGAATTCTGAAGTTCTTCTTCGTTGAATTCAACCATTATCTTATCTCCAGTCTGGGCCAACACCCCATACTACTAGGGAACTACGTGAACCTCTAGTAACAGGTGTAACACAATGTCTAAGGAATGATGGGAAGAATATTACTGTTCCCTTTTGTCTCATTGCCTCTGCCATGTGTGGGTCTTCTGCCATACGAGCATCATCACCAACTAACAAGTCCCCACCTTCATATTCACTAGGGTCTGTTAACTGAATACTTGCACTCAGTTTGCGGTCATGACGTGTACCCATACCACCTAGGTATGAATCAATGTGCCAGTTATAGTGTTGGTCAGCACCACCTTCGACATAATCGTAACGAGTGTACTGTGGTACTTCAATGCTTTCCAAATCAAATCCAAAGGTATACATGTTTGTCATTTTCATTTGGTGTAACACTTCATTAAACATTTGATTAGAATAATCACATGATACATCCATCCAACCAGTTGTACAGTTTCTTATTTCTTCGTTGATACGTCCTTGGGGTTCGTCTCCTTGTTGGTATCCGACACTTCCTTGTCCGATTGATGGATGCTTCTCCATGTACGAAACAAGTTCATCACACCACTCTGGCGAAAAAACATTATTAATGATTTCGATATCTCTAACTCTGGCGGGTGGTTGATTTGGTCTTTCTTCTTCTGCCATTTGTCTAGTTGGCTCAACTTCATTAACAATCTTGGGTTCTTGATATTGTGTCGATTGCGGTTCTTCATTTTGGGAACCTCCAATAGATACAACGTTAGGGTTTGGTATATTAAATCTCATAATATTCTCCTAGTTATATTTTAATAAGAAAAGAACCGTCACTAAATTTCTGCTTCGTCTTTTCGGGAAACGTCTCGTCAACAGCGGAGACAACGCCAGGCCATTCATTTGTATAATCATGACCACCAATAAAAGATGTAGTATCTTTTTTAAGTTTGTTAAAGTAATTATTTATATCTGCTTTAACACCTTCGTAAGAATGGTCACCATCAATATAAATAAAATCTACTGAATTATTATAAAAAATACTATGTACGGTTTTACTGTCACCCATTAAGTATTTAATATTATTAAAAATATTTGTATCGTATGCACGTTCTTTAAATGCAATATCGATTGTTGTTATCTGTTTAAATAAACCACTCATGGCAAAGAGTGCTGTACTCTCACCACGGTTAGTTCCTATCTCAATCATAGATGCATTCTGTACACCTTGATGTTTAAGTGAAATAATTAAATCAATTAAACCAAACCAGTGGGTATTAAAACCCGCCTCACTAATCCAATCAGCAGGCGGATTCCAACGTTGACTTATTAAATTACTATTCTGCATCTGACTCTTTTACAAAAATACCATCAATCATTTTACCTTTACGGTCTTTAATATCAGAGTATGCAACTTCAAGACAATGACGTAAAGATAACCCATTACGTTCGGCAATATTAATTAACACTACCATGATGTCACCAATGTCATCTGCAACGTCACGTTCTTTACAAACGTTATCAGATAGTTCACCCACCTCTTGAATGAGTTTACACACTTGGTCTTTATCCGTAGCACCATCAATAAGGTTTCTATCGTAGTGCCAGTTTTTAATTTTATTGACAAGTTTTTCAATTGTCTCTCCAGCGGATTGTCGTTCAAGACGTTCGAGTGTTGCTTTCTTGGTGTAGGTCATAACTTCCATAATTACTTCTCCAGTTTAAATTGTTCGCAATATTCGAGGAATGCTTTTGCACTCATGTTTGATTTTTGTCTGTTAACACTTCGGGAACACACTACAAGGTTAGAGTATTCAGTCTTACCACCTTGCGACTTTGCAACATAGTGGTCACCCTCTGCATTATCTATGTCAAGAGGCAGACCTGTGTAATAATCAACACCACCCTGTTCCTCTAGTTTCTTGATTATCCACTCCTTTGGAAAAGAAGCATCATCGGTAAAGGTCACCCCATACTCAACAGGGTCGGACTTATCAAGAATAGATTTAATCGTCATGATTGCATTCTTGTTGTAACCACCAAAGAGTTCCAGTGCTGGTGGCATAGGATTGCCGTTGTAGGTCGTTTCGTCTCTGAAGAGTGCTTTGTCTTTGTCACTCCATTCTTCCATGACACTAATAAACTTATTTGCAAAGACGGACTTGGTGACACTTGCCTTTGAATTTAATCTCCCAGTAATGTCCATGTAATACAACGCCATCATGTGAGTAAACATTGCAGTCAAACGATTTTTCTTTGCACTGGGTACACTCTGTACCAGTTCCTTGGTAACAGACAATAACTTGTCCATGAACTTCTTATCCGTAAAGGACTCCGCATAAGCACCCGTACCCGTAGTCACTTCTTTGACCCACTTAGAGTGTCCTTGTTGCGAGATACCATCCGTCCAGTCATGTGATGGATAGGATAGGTATGCAAGTTGCGAGACCCACTGGTCTACTTCCATTCTTGCATTGAGTTTAAAGTTCTTGGAGAAATGAGCTAACGTCTCCTTACCTTTAGAGTCGATTGCACGTGTGAACAAGGGATTAAACTTGAACGTCTGTGGCAACCCCTTAGGCGTAGTCCTAGAGGTATCCCTTACGTACTCGGGGAACTCACCTAGGTATGCATTACGCTTCTCTTGTGGTTTCATATCGTTGGTGTTGTTCAATACATCAACAAACATCTCTGAGATTTGTTCTTTCTTAAGATTCATATACCACACAGCGTCAACTGAGTGGTTTAATATGAACTGTTGCATCGACACGTCTAACTGATTAAAGTATAGACCACCCAACTTGACACCATTGATTGTTAAATTCGGTGCAAGTGGGAATTCGTTATTAGAAAAGTCTAGTAGACTGGAGAAACGCTGTTGGCCATCCATCAATTCAAGTGCGATGACCTTACCATCCTCATCAAACTTGACAAGAATGTGTATTTGAGGAATCCTCTTAAAGGAATCTTCTAAAACAGTTTGGAGTATACCCTGCTTGAAGGGTATTGTTGCAACCCTTTCCCTCTGATAGGAACGGTTACCTAAAACAAACAGAGAACTGACGTAGGTAAAACCAAACGAAACCTCTATTTCGCCTTTTGCAGAAAAGGCACTCCCCTCTTTTGATTGGTTTAGGGATTCCAAAGTCGATTTTAAAGTATCGAGACCATCACTTGTACTAATATAAGACATAAACGTCTCCTAAATGTGAATCTGATTTATTGTGAAGGTGCCTTATGAGTCACCAGTGTAATAAAACTAGTTTCGGTTAATATAATACCATTATACATGGTATACCCTACTACGTCTAGGGGTTTTTTTTCAATACACGTAGATTATTTCGAGTGCCGACAAGATAAACTTTATCACCACTACTAAAATTAAATGCAGATGTCTTCTGCTGTATAATAGACTTAACACCGATGCCTGGCACGTCAACAATTAACTGTACACCATCCACGGTATTGCGAGATTTATTCACCTCACGTCCAATCTTAGACCCTACGAGTCCGCCTGCGAGTGTACCAAGGACTTCCTCTGACTCACCCTTACCTTTCATACCCTCACGTGCTAGATAACCGCCTATGAGACCACCATAGAGAGAATATCCCTCTTCATCTTTCTTAATCTTAACAGAATATACAGAGACAACAGTCCCTTGATAGACATTCTCCTGTATTCTCACGTCTCCGAATCTATTATCATCGGGTCGGAGTTGGTCTTTTGCTTCTACGAGTGTAGATTGCAATACAAAATAAGTAATAAGGACAGCAAGTCCTAAGTGTGTTCCAGTAATTTTCATAAAATCCTCTCAGTCTTTATTTTTGGCCAGAGAATTTTTTTCTCTGAAGTGTTTTAAAACCCTTAAAGTAAATCTAGTGGGGCGCATGACCCGACTTCGAATCTCTCTAGGAGTCCCACAGCACTGTTTTGCGTTAGCCTGTGAGCGCCACTAAGGCGTTTCATAGTCCCCTACACACGCAATCGCTTAGAGAGCAGCTCAGAGGGTCAGAGACACACAGAATGTACTTCTCCTATCGCCATTTAAGGCGCTCTGAGAGCCCTACAGCTATTGCGTTGTAGAGCAGCGGGCTTCTCATCCCGCTATGCATGTTCGGACATGACCCTCTGAGACTTCACATAGGTACATAATAAAAGAATAACTCTCAGATTAACTTCTTTTTTCCCTGTTACACAGTAATTATACCATTAATGGAAGGTCTTGGCAACCCCATTTATGACAATTTGTTCAATTTCTATCTGACCGATGACCTCAATACCGAGACGTGCTTTGACCATCTCCATGGCTTTCTCCCACGACTCATTGAGATTATCCTTCGCACATGCAAGAAGCATCTCCTGTTTGGTTAGATTAATCTCCACTCCCATACCTGTTGCGATGTGAGTACCGATGAGTCCGTGACCATCTTTCTTTATCATAACACTTCTCCTAGGATGATTAATACCATAAGACATAGTAGGGGTTGAAGGAAGTCCGCATCAAGCAGACCGTTATTTCTTAATTTCTTTATCATGTAGCCATTATACTAAAAAGTGATGGCCATTGTCAAGTTTTATGGCGCCTCTGAAACCCTTATAGGCAAGGCATCTCAGAGCATTAACACATATGATATGCATGGTACTCTACTATACATCAGGAGTACCATTAACACATAGACCTCTCAGACATGGGGTCTTTCGCCTGTTACCTTCGTCAATTCATCATAGGTATACTATAACAAAAAGTGAGGGGCATTGTCAAGTCTTTTTGCGTGGGAGCGCCTTGCCTTATCACATTTGTGGGTCGCTGTCAACATGCTCTCATGCTTGACTCTCCGCTAAAAATAGGTTTTGTATCCCCGAACAGCACCACCAAAACCCACTTTATTCCACATTCTCCCATCCACTCCAAATACGAATATATTTACACACTTCTGCACACTACTACACACATTATATTCATCCTCTGATTCCGCTCTAAACAATTATATTCAAAACCCCCTATACAAAGGCCTCTCAGCGTGTTATACTAAGGTATGAACAAAGAAACTCGAAGATATCACAAAGAAACCTTTACTACAGTCTTTACTGGTCTATTGATTAACTATCCTCTGAATCTAATCGGATTGTTTATCTGTATTGATGTTATAGGGATGACTTCTGCGTTTACTATCGGCACAACCATTACTGCGTTCATGACCATAGTAGCGTATCTACGTGTCTTTACGATTAGACGTTACTTCGGGAAACGTCAACAAACCTCTTAGTATTACTGAATCCTTTCTCTATCGTATCCCATCCTTTGGTGTAATCTCTGAAATAGATATCCATGGCCAGCGAGTAGCGTGGTGTACGGTATACGTTGGTTTTGACTTCGTGTCTGTGGTATGCACCTACTATGTGTAAGTCTCCCTTAATGTTTAACGTTTGTTTGGTATCTTCGTAATGAGTGTATGAGGGTTCTACTCCGTCTAGGAATATGTTGGTTGCGACCATTGGGACAAGTTGTGTTTTGGCTCGTTCCTGTGGTGTGGTATCTTTGTGAAAGTCGGATAGGGGTTCTTTGTCTTCTTCGTGGTGTTGGTGTGGAGTGATGTGTTCACCTTGTCTTAATATGTTACCCCAACATTGAAGTGTGAGATTGTTTATATCTTTGAATAGGTCTAACCCGAGCAGTCGTTGTGGTATATTCAACGGACGTATGTCGGGATGGGTTAACCAATTATAGACTACGTGTTGTTTTGTTAAAGGTGGGTAATTGGAATCGTTCCATTCGGGATTGGGTAGTCTCAGTACGTCTCTTTCTGAACGTTTAAGTACCCTAGCAATGTGTTCGGATTCCTCTACAGAGAGGAACCCTTGCACGACATCGTGTGATGTATTAGTGTAGTTTACAGGAACCACAACAAAAGATACCAGTCATCTTTTGGATTCATATTGTTTTCTGTATTGTCGAGGTATAGGAATTTGACCTGTTTTGTTACGTCCCTATACTCATGATTCCATTCGAGGAATGGTGCTTCTTCTTCACCACCATGTCCTGTCCATGCATCGGGGAAATAAGGTCTTACACTGGTTTCCCACTGAGTGTTTAACTCATCGGTCTTTTCTTTATTCCCTACGTAATAAGGAGAGAATGCGCCTGGTTCTGTTGGTAACAATACTCCTTTGAAGTTTGTTGATAGGAACTCTGCGAATGATGTGGATTGTGCTGCGACTGGGTCTTCTTCAAATTTACGACAAAGATGCGAACAGTCACTACCATTGAATGATACGTACCAGTCCTCATATCCTAATTCTTCTGTATTCCACCACTTAGTCACAAGTTGTAAAAACGGAAGCATGTCGTTCTTGATTTTCATACCAAGTTCCAAGTCCATATCGGGGATGAAGTCTAGTGCTTCTCTATGGTCACCAGCAGGTGGGAATCCAGCAATCACTCTAGTCTGACATAAATCAAGTGGGTGTAACATTGCATCCCATAAAATGATTTTGTCATGTGAGTCGAATCCGTTACCCGTATCCATGAATTGCAACATATTGAATCGAACATCCGTGATGGACTCGTTCTCTACGTAATCAATGACTTTGATATCTTCATGCAATCCCGTAGCATCGTCCGTAAGACAATGAAGGTTGATGATTTGGTTTGGTGCGGTCATCGTAAAGATTCTCTTACGTGACATTTCGAGGTGTAATCTGTTGATATCCTCAGTTGTGCAAGAATCACCAATTTTTGAGGTGATAATTTGAATTGCCATTATATATTTCTCCTGTAAAATAATATAGTTCGTTAGTTACCATTTATATATGGTAATCCCATATACCCATTATAATGGGCACATGGGATATCGTCAAGTGGTTATTTAAATGAATTCTCGATAACTCTATTGAGTGTACCGCATTTCATAAAATCATTAAATTTGTCTGCTTGTGTCCTAAGATACGAGGCAGACAATGATGCGTAATAATGCATTTTCGTCTCCTGTTATGTTTGAAACTATCCGACAACTGCACTTCCCATATAGGTACTTAGTCTTGTGTCTTAAGTGTTTCAGTTATGTTACAACATTGTAACATTATTATATAGGCGATTAGAGTTTGACCAATATCGCAATCAATAATATGTTGGTTAAGAATATCTCTGCAGCTAATATAGTGTGATACCACACCCATCTCGATTGATAGATTTTATTAACTGTGAAAGTTTCCTTCATTTCCTTTAACATGTTGCCTCACTAAGCATATACGGTCAAACTCATCCAACTGAACGGTGAGTGTTTCACCTACCACCAGTTTTGTTTGTTCCGTGGTTAACATTTCATCCTTATGTCTATCGGTGAAACATATACCATTCTCATTCACTTCAAACATATAATCTACGTACAACATTGTACTCTTCCTCTTTCTGACATGGTGGAGCTAGAGGGAATCGAACCCACGACCTACTGGTTGCAAACCAGTCGCTCTCCCTACTGAGCTATAGCCCCTTGTCGAAAATCCCATTGTAGAATGCATCCATCTTCATGGGTTTTTCGGTGTACACACATGCATATAGACCTCTTGGTTCATCTGTCATGTTAGGTGTACTCTCGTGATATGTATCACCTTTGATGGCAACAATGTCTCCAGCATTAAACTTATAATTCAGTTCAGTGTCTTTGACTTGAAGTCCACCATTTCTAAAGTTCATGTCATCTAATATCCATGAACAGTTTACAGTATGTATTGCATTATTAGCATTACTCCCGTATTGATTATCGTAATGGGGTTCAAATGCGAAATCATCATCGATTCCCTTACCCATCTTATAGACCATTTGGTCATTGAACAGATGTGGTAAATCTGTTCCTAGTAGTGTGATTGCAATCTCTCTCATAAAAGGTGCCTTATAACATTTCTCTAGTTTCTGTTCGTACATCATAGCACATGCTATTCCGTCCCAGTGTACCTCTGGCCCATAATAACATGGTTTTCCTTTCATGTTATTGTCCAGCATCCATTGTCTGAGTGCAAGTCCTTCCTTACGTGCGATAGACAGCAAATCAGACGGTATAACAGAAGGTAGATGTACCCACCCCCATTCGTTATAGTGTTTGAGTTGTTCCTTCGATATCAAAGTGCGACTGGTTTAGGGACGAATTCAATCTTTTTGCCACCCTGTCCCATTCTACGGACTAACTCATTCTTTATCTTTTGTTTGAGTCTTCCTGTAGTGTTGGAATTGTTGTATTTCTCTATCAAGACTGAAGTACTCTGATTTTTCATGTACTCGTGTTTGATGGTAGATTTACCAGTATTCCTATCTTTGATGGTTTGTGATTTGCCGAATTTAACTGGTGGCATTCCTTTTCTCCTCATGATATTTTAGACTGCATTCTGCACCGCAAAACACATGTCTAGTGTCCATAGTGTGATACTTTATATCCTCATGATTGATGGATACTCCGCACACACTACATGGATACGTGTTAGTCATTTATAATGACGCTATTAAATTTCTTTCTACCCTCTTGTTCTGTAGTAGAATCTTCCTCTAACCGAGCAATACGGTCTTCATTTGTCTCAGGCAGTCTATCGGAATCTTCATCCATACTGACATATCCTGTTGGCATTTCTGTTCCACCATGTTCTGCTTGTTGTTCGGGATTAGTGAACCACACACATAATGAGAATCTCTCACCCATAATAACAGGGTTAACACCATGGAATCTATTCACACAATTATTGAACACAATCATACTACCAGTATATGGTTTGATGACGTGGTCGTCAATCATGAAATCACCACCTCTAAAGTCGTCATTCAATGGTACTACGAGGGTTGCTGTATCAGCACTATCTGCATCATCTTGATGCATCGGCATAGCAGTATTAGCAGGATAACCAATAATACTCATATATGTGATTTCATCTAAATCATGTGTAAGGGGTAGTAATGGTCTAATCACTTCCTCAACCATTTCGAAGTGTGGATTGCTCTCACCGATAGAATAGATATCCCTATTCATATGGTCAACATACTTCAGTCTATCGTTCTCTTCCTCATTAACACATTCAACTATGTTTTTGTTCGACTCAACTGGATATGTTATTTCTGTGTATTCTGCGAGTTCCCACATCTTGATGAACTCCTCACATATATCGGGGTCGATTACTCCATGTCCTATGTATAGGAATGATGAGTTTAAATTTTGTGCTTCTACAAATTCTTCTGACATTTTTCTTTACCTTTAATTATCTGTTACTATTACGTGGGTGGAGAAATTGTACTTGACTTATTCTCCATTTATCTCCAGTGTATTTAGTGTAGTCATCAATCCATGCTCCATGCAATCTATTGCCAGGGAACATGACACATCTATTGAACTTAGCAGGAATCATGTGTGCTACCTCAAATTGGTCTTCTACTGGGAATAGGAGACTATGTCTCTCATCGTTAGTAATCCACTCACCATTGTATACTGCAGTCCCACCACTTTCTTCTTTATCCATATACCATAACACATTGATGGTAGATGCTTCATCTGTTTGAGTCAATGGCGAATCAACGTGTGGGTAGTGTTGCATCTTATTATCAAAACACTCAATGGTTTGAAATATATTCCATTCGAATGCTTGTGCAGTTTCGTATCCTTTTTTCCACCATACATTACCACATATTTGACTGAGTCTTTCTATGTTCATCTCCCACATTCTTGTTGGATGTGAGATTGCTAGTGTGTTTCTACAATCATTGTACACTTTACCATTAAGTGTTTCTATCTCTTCACTGTATTTCCATAGAGGATAGTCCGCATTTGTCAACCAATCATAGATTGTATCGGGGTCTTCGTAAAAATCATCAATTGTGATGACTTGGTTTTCTTTATCGTATTGAACGTTCCATTGTGGCGATGGACGAAACATCTTATCTATTGAGAACGGTTGTCCCATGGGTCTTCCTCCTTATGTACTGTGCTATAGTGAAATTGGTCACCAAGTTCCTTGCATTCCAAATTCTCTCTAGCGTGGTCTAAATTAAATGAGATAGAAATCCTCTCATAATCATCGGGCAATTCATTAAAATCTGTGATGGGTGGTACTGAATGGAACATTGCTGAGGGCCACATCAAAAACTCACCACATTGTGGGTGAAACATTAATTCAGATTCATGCATCCCACTACCAATAATACATGTGTTTTGTGGCATGTAATTTTTTGGGGGGGATGGGTTTGCAACTGTTTGTAATCCAAAATCCATCATTGCATTTGGTGATACAAATTTGATTGGTTGTGAGTCACTATCCGTCTTAACATAGTAAGTACCACTCACATATGAGTTGACATGGTTATGCATTTCATGGTGATGTGCTTTATTGTAGACGTTGACCCAACAGAAGAAATGCACATCATGTCTTGACAAATGTGCCACTCTACATCCGTATGTGGCATTTATATAATCGATGTATGTGTCTTTAAGTTTGTTTGTCATGTCTATAAACCACGACTCTTTTTGCATCTCTTCACGGATATCACCATCAAAGTATGTGGTGTAATCCATTGCAGTATTCCCCTTACGTCTTCTCTTGACCTTAGCGACTGCTCTTCTACACGATTCTGCTACCTTGTGGTGGTCTGCTTCCAATTCTCCATGCAACATGTAGATTGGAAAGACTGGGAAGATTGATGCCTTTTGGGGTTGATGGGTCACTTAGATTGCACCTCTGCTACTACACCCTGTGAACCATCTTTCATGGTTACATTACGATACACTACAATCACTTCACCGAGTTGTTTGATGTATCTCTTAATCTCTTGATTGTTCTGTATCATGACTTTGTAATCACCTACTGTAGATGCAACAAAAACCACATCACCACTGTTCTGTGCTTTCATCTCATCCAAGAACCTATCTAAGTATGTGTAACCAACTGGCCAATCGGGATTCTCCCTTTCGAGTAAATCACATGTCTTTGGTCTTTTGAGTTTTTCTGTTCCGTCTTCGTCATATCTGACTGGGTCAAATGATATAGACCTTTTACATGGATTTGTTATACGTGCTTCTGATACTACGTACCATTTAGGAACTCCAAGTTCAAGTGGTCTTGGTAGTGTTGGTTGTATAATATCTATCTCTACAGGTTTAGATACTATCTGCACTTCCCTCTGTGGAAGTAATGAACAACTAGTCGTTAGAACTAGTAGACTCAAGATTACTAATTGCTTTTGAATCATCTTCTATCCCCCTAATTACTTCTTCGGTGCCTTTGTTGAATCTTAGTTCCATCAACCCTGGCTTTGCAACGGATAGTTTCTCGAAGTTGTGTTTACTTAAGATTGAAAGGTATTGTGCCTTATCCGCCTCAATCTGTGCGTTTTGTCTTGTGAGATTCGATAGTGCTTGTGATTGTCTTTCGAAGTTCTCCTTAATCGATGCAATAGCATCTTGTTGTTCTTTTACCGCAACCTCAAGAGCAGCGTTATTCTTTACCAACACTTCATTTTGTTGATACAGATAGTAACCACCTAGACTGAGTACGATAATGATTCCAATGAAAAATTGATTCATGTTACTTCTCCTCTATCTTATAGTCGAGACCATTCGCTGAACGTATCTCTACGGTCTTCTTGGTTTCGAAGTCTCTAAACTTAAGATGTTTTTCTTTTTGCACAAAGATTTTACGTGCTGTGTACTGTGATTTGTACATCTGACCCGTCTGTTCTGACTGTCGATATACTGTGATTTCATAGAGGGGCGATAGAATCATCTTCACCCATAGTTTAAATTTTTCCCACATAATTAACCTTCCCATAATATAAAATATAAGACTAGTGTTTGCTAGTCTTATATTTAGGGGTCAACGAAGGACTACTTTTAGTCGTTCTTTCTTAGTTCTTTAAGTTGAGCAATAGTATCTTCTGCACTCGTGTGTAGGATACCGATTCCTCCATGCTCTTCCCATGCATCAAGGTTCTTTTGTCTGTCATCAATAAGGACACTTCCTTTGATTGCAAACATACCTTTCTGACTACCAGTCATAGTGCAAGTGACTACCACTGTAGGACTCACATGTTCCTTAATCCATTCATTCTTATCGAACACTACCAACTCTCTGTTGATGACACCTGCTGCAGTTAGGATTTCCCATGGCAATCCAGTGTGTCTTACATATCCTACCAAATCATACATATCTGGCATAGGTGGTAACATTCTGAACAATCTCTTGTTCGTTAACTCTTCCTTCCTTTGGTCGTAATCATTGTGACCTTGGTCGGTGTTAGGGAACTCTCTCCCTGTCAATGTTTCAACTCCAGTGTTGAAATCCGCTAGTACTCCATCCATATCGATGAAGATTCTCTTTACTCTTTTATTTTCCATACGTATAGTATACTCGATTTATATGGCCATTGTCAAGGTCATTTTGACCAAAAGAGGTCATATATGATATGATTCGGGGTCATTTTGACCAAAAGAGGTCATATATCATCTCTTCTTTCTTGTATGCTTCACGTTCCCAAGGTTGACGGGAATAGGGTGTAAACTTGTATTTCTTACCTTTGTAGTTCACCAAAGATGGTGTTAAATCACCACGTAAGAATTGTTTGGCATGGACTAGTTCATGTGCAAGTGTCATCATCATCTGTGACATTGATTGTGGTTTACCAGTCATTGGGTTGGTTTTACTGATTTCTATATCAATGAAGTTTTTATCACCAAGACAATATCCTAGTGCATCGGGTATAGATTTAGTAAATGATATTTGGATTTCAACTTCACGTCTGAGACGTGGCATAAAATAGTGTATTGTAGAACGACAGAATTTAGAGATTCGTTTCTTCTCTGCAATTTGTCCTTTAAAGGATACGTCTATATTGTCAAACCATATCTTCTTCGTCATCAATTCTTTCAACCTCATCTTCACTTATTTCGGAACCACAGAACACACAATGTGCTATAATATAGTGATTCTCATCCATATCATAAAAGCATTCGAATTCACTCTTACAACTGTTACATGATACTAAAAAGTTGTGGCCATTGTCAAGGTTAATTGTCATAATTTGGTCTCCATCCTGTGTTATCTTTCTCACTTTTCACCATAATTTTCTCATAAAGAGACTCAAATGACATCTTCTTGTCATTATAGACAGCATATGGTAATGGGTGTTTCGCTTCATCTGTATGAAATTCAAGTCCAGCAGTGTATATACGTACAGTTTGATACTCTCTATCAATCATCCCAAAGAGGTGTTTCCACCTCTCACATATAACATCTTGGTCACTTAGTTTAGGTAGATATAGTACTCATTTGCTTGTCCCATATTAGTCCACCAATACGTCTCCGTATCGTGTCCACTCAAGTAGTTTATCATAACCACCAATCGCTTGACCATCCACTCTGATTTGTGGAAACGTTCTTGCAGTTGGAAACTGTTCGAAGAGTTCTTCTCTAGTGAAGTCCTCACCCAGTTGTGAATATGTATATTCCAGTCCTTTTTGTTCACATAGAGCTTTTGCTTTATCACAAAATGGACATTGTGTTTTTCCAAATATTTCAATCATAGTTTAAAATCCTCAAAAGTTGAGTCGTCTACATCTTGTGTAATACCACCGATAACATACGACTCTATTTCTGTCTCTTGTGGTGCATTCTGTAATCCTCTACTGTTGAACCAATGTGATGTCCATGGTAGTGGATTGTTCGTTGAACTGATATCATATATAGGGTTCAGTCCAATTGCACGTAATCTCTTATTAGCAGTATATTCAACATAGTTTCCTAACAGTTGTGTACTCAAACCAATCATTGACCCATGTTGGAATAGGAAATCTGCCCAGTCTTTCTCTTGTGCGACTGCATCCTCATACATAGTATACACTTCAGATTCACAATCCTTCATCACTTGAAGCATAAGTTTATCATTCTCTTGATTCTTATATGCTTTGAGTATGTGTTGCGACACTGCAAGATGTTGTGATTCATCTCTTGCGATTAGAGATATAATCTTTGCACTTCCTTCCATGAGTTTCAACTCACCGAATGCAAATGAACATGCAAATGATACAAAGAATCTAATCCCTTCTAGAATGTTTACACTTATAAGTGCAAGGTATAATGCTTTATATAAATCATAGTCATCTACTTTTAATCCAAGTAATCTACGTCTACCTAACTGAATGAATTCATCGTATTTCTTAGTTACTGACTCAGCACGTGCAACAATAGCAGGTGCATCTAAGATAGTGTCAAAGATATCACTTGGGTTACTATAAACATTCTTTATAATATGAGTGTAGGAACGTGAATGTATAGTCTCCATGAAGTCCCATGTAATGATACAAGATTCCAACTCGGGTAATGTCACAAATGGTAGGAATGCAATTGATGGAGCACGTCCTTGTACACTATCCAATAGTGTTTGGTATCTTAGATTGGATGTGAAGATGTGCTTCTGTGCATCGTTCAGTGAATTGTAATCACTCCTATCTTTCTGTAGCGATACCTCTTCGGGTCTCCAAAAGAATCCTAGTTGTGTCTGTGTAAGTTTATCAAATATAGGATACTTGAACTCATCAAATCTTTGTGTGTTTAGTGGTTCACCAAAGAATAATTTCTCTTTGGTAAAGTCTATGTTGTTCTTGTTAAATACTGTCATTCCTTTTTTTTCCTTTTCTTCTCTTCTGCTCTCACGAAATCATAACGATTCGACCATAGTACTCTTTCTTCAGGCGATGCATTGTGCCATGCTTTGTTTGCCTGACTGAATCTTTCGTTCTTTTTATTGCTACTCTCATTACCGTATCTATTTTCTCTCCCATCCCACTGAAGATGGTTATGTTGAGCACAAAATTGGCCAGGAGCAATTGGTTCAGTAGATAATGGTAGTTCATCAATTGGGCCTGGATGTCTTATGAAATGTAAAAACATATGGTATGAGAATTCTCCTACAAAATAATCTCTCCAATGAGGACAATTTGGCCCTTGATATAACATGACATCGCCTGGATGTAGTGTAACCTTTGTACCAGTCCTGTCTTTATGACGTGGTGCTTGTGTCATCTCAAACATCTCGTCATGACCAAAGTCCTTTCCAAGATAGTTCTTATCATTCTGAATCCATATTGACCATGGTGACCCATCATCGGATGAATAGTCCAAACAAAGAGTAGCACTAATCTCACATGATGGTCTATCCATGTGTGATTTTAGATATGCACCTCGTTCATACTTTCTACTGTATGCATAGGTTTCTTTTAAATCAAAATCTAATACTGGTTTTAGGTTCTCCCACAACCATCTATGCAATGCTACTGCAGGCGGAAATGAGTAAGCAGCGACTGACTTACCTAATGATTTTGTAGGTGACTCAAATATGATGTCGCCTTCTCTTTTGAGTACTGAGTCTTCTTGTCCTTCGATAGTCTTCCACGTGTCCATTGTCATATCAATGATATCTTGTGGTATAAAGTCTCTAAGAATCAGATATCTATTCTCAATGAAAGACATGGTCGCTTCATTGGTGTGACCAAAAACGTATTTTCCGTCAGATTCGGGTTTTTCTGACCTAATTCTTACTGTCTTATCTTCATCAGACACATATTGTCGATTACTTCTATATCGCACATGCTTCGCAGTCTTCATCATCTCCCTCATAATTGGTTTGTTGCAATGGTTCGTCTGTGACAACGTCTTCAGTCTTACCATCCATAGTGTTTTGATAATAGGATGTCTTCCAACCATACTTATATGTGGTTAGAAAATCCCTCGCCATTACTGATACAGGAACCTCATTGTTAGGATAGTTTTCGGGGTTGTATGACCAGTTACCACTAATACCTTGGTCAAAGAACTTCTGCATCACTGCTACGATATTTATATATCCAGTGTTATCTGGCATATCCCATAGTAATGTGTAAGAATTCTTCAAGTGTGTGTATTGTGGTACCACTTGTTTCAATGTACCCTTTTTACTCTTCTTAACACTCAGATAATCTCTAGGTGGTTCTACACCATTTGTTGCATTTGATACAACACTTGATGATTCACTTGGCATCTGTGCAGTTAGTGTAGAGTGTCTAAGACCATATTCTTTGATGTCACCCCTCAGTGTTTCCCAATCATGGTTTAACACATGTGGTGTCAATTCATCAACTTCCTTTTTGTAAGTGTCGATGGGTAAAATACCATCTGAATACTTTGTCCCACCAAAACCTAAACAAGCACCTTTCTCTTTTGCAATAGTGTTGGATGCTTTGAGTAAATAGTATTGGAATGACTCTGTAAGTTCATGTACCAATTTAAGTGCATCGGGGTCGCCATACTTGACTTTGTTCTTCGCTAGGAAGTGTGCAAGTCCAATATAACCAATCCCCAATGACCTACGGGCGATAGTAGATGCTCGAGCTGCTTCTACTGGATACTCTTGGTGGTCTATCAGTTCTTCAAGTCCTCTCACTGCGAGGTCACACAAGTTCTCCATTTCGTCCGCTTTTACTATTCCCACATTAATAGCACTCAGTATACACAATGCGATTTCACCCTTACCATCAATATGTTGGATTGGGTCTGTCGGTAGTGTAATCTCTTGACATAAGTTACTCATGTTAACTTTGTCTTTAAAACTACTGTGTGTATTGCAGTGGTCTATATTCATAATATAGATTCTACCAGTCTCTGCTCTTTCTTTTAGCAAATCGGTAATTAGTTCCCTTGCACTCACTTTAATCTTTGGGACGGATGTAGCACGTTCGTATTTCTCATAGAGTTCATCGAACTCGGGTGTTCCGAATGCTTCATAGAGCCCAGGAGCTTCGTGGGGTGAGAACAATGTGATGTCGTCATTCTTTAAAAATCTCTTATAGAATAACTCTGATAACTGAATAGAATAATCTAACTTTCTGACTCTGTTATCTTCTGTACCTTTGTTGTTCTTGAGTACAAGAATGTCTTGTATCTCTTGGTGCCAGATAGGGAAATGAACTGTTGCACTTCCTCCCCTTACTCCGTTTTGGGTGCAACATCTAACAGTTGATTCAAATTTTTTAAGGAATGGGATGACGCCCGTATGCTGGACTTCGCCTCCTCTAATCCTTGAACCAATTCCTCTAATTCTTCCGGCGTTAATACCGATTCCGGCACGTTGAGCAACATATTTTCCAATGGCCATATCACTTGAGAAGATACTGTCGAGAGTGTCGTCTGTGTCGACAAGCACACACGAAGCAAATTGTCGTAAAGGAGTTCTAACTCCTGCCATGATAGGGGTTGGGATGTTGATTTTGAATGTTGAGATTGCATCGTAGTATTTTTTGACATAGTCTAACCTTTTGTCTTTATCATAGTTTTGGAACAGTGTCATGGATATTAACATATACATGAACTGTGGGGTTTCATAGACCAAATTTGCTGACCTATCTTGTACCAAATACTTGTCCACTATTTGTTGTAGACCAGCATAGGTAAAGTCTGTATCTCTTCCATGTTTAATGAAAGAATCAATCCTGTTAATTTCTTCAGTAGAATATGAATTGATGATAGCATCATCATACACACCGAAGTCTATATTTCTATGTATGATTTCACCCAGTGGTGGATATATCTCTGAATCTTTCCACTTGGTATTGAACACTTGTTTTTGAATTGCAAATAGTAGTAATCTAGCTGCAACAAATTGATAATTGGGGTTCTCTAGTGTAATTAAGTCACTTGCACTTTTCACTAGAATCTTTTGAATTTCTTTTGTGGTGATACCATCAAAAAACTGAAGTCCACTATTCATTTCAACCAATGATTCTGACACACCTGTAATTCCTCTGCATGATTTTTCTACCATACGATGAATCTTGTCTAGGTTGATGTCCGATTTCGAACCATCTGATTTTAATACTTTAATCATAGCATTCATATTCTCTTGTACTCCTTTAGTTTCAGTTTTGCAGTGAGACCTTCGGTTGTACAGTTATCTATAATTGACACAATGTCTTCGCTTGTCATTCCACTCATTATCATATTGTTTATATCTTTCAATCCTTCTACTCTCTTATCATTCCAAATACACACACGGTAACCTTCATCGATTACCTCATCAATTTTCTTTAGAATTTCTTTGTTTCGTGGTTCATTGTCATAAATTATTATTGCATTGTCTTTTATAGCATTGTCGATTTTTTTAAAGTCACTACCACCGACAGCAATACTGTTTGGTAGGAATAAACTGTCTAGTGGCCCTTCTGTAACATAGATAGTTTTAGTCATATTCACTTTATCAATGTTGAAGATGAGTGAATCGTCATCTCGGAATCTCATTGTTAGATATCTTAATGGTGAGTCATCGATTGCTCTCCCACTAACACCAACAAGTTCCCCATTCTTGATGAATGGCAATACAATTCTAGGATTGTTTCCTAGAGGTCTGTCTTTGTATTTATCTGACAAGAACGATAGACTTTGTGCAGAATCAACAAACCACAACTCTTTTTGTGACTCTACTGGAATTTTTCTGTTGTCTAGGTACTCCCTTGCGACTTTACTTTCAATCGCTGGTTTCGCTATAAACTTCAAATTCTCAATGGTCATTTTTGTTGCATCTGTATTTAGACTTTCAGTAGTCTTGGGTTTAAACTTGAATGCATTCGATGATGGCATTCTTTGATTGGTATTCTTCTTACCATGTTTCTCTTGTAGAAGTTCTTTAACATACTCCTTGTATTGTACAGGAAAATGGTCTTTCAAAAACGTCATTGATGATGTGGATTTACCACAGTTATGACACTTATATATGAATGATTGGTCGACTAAAAAATGATATGCTCGTGCTTTGTAGCGATTCTTTTGGGAATCACCACAATAAAGACATCTGTGATTTAATGTACTGTCTCCCTTCCATTTACAAACCTCAAGATGAGGTGTAACTGTAGAGAGGTACTTTCGCTCTAACCATAACATACACTCAGTATATCACTGAATGCATGTTATTTCAAGTGGATTTTGGGATTTATCCGGCGTCGATTAGTGCTTGAATTTCAGCGATTTGAGCAGTGTTTGTTGTGACTGAACTATCGTATGCGACCTTCTTAGGGTCGTCTGATGCTAAGTCTGCATAACCTTCGGGTTGAACAGGCATTCCGTCACCTGACTCAAACCATGCTTTCCTTTCTGCTAGGTTGTCAATCGTTGGGATTGGCGATAATGGTTCTGGCATGTTAATCTCCTAAATTAATGTTACTATCTATTTAGTAAATACTAGTCTTCTTCGACTGCGAATTTACCTGCCTTTTCTTCTTCTTTTCTAGCAATTTCCGCAAGTACTTCAAGTTCTGCCTCTAAAGATGCAATTTGTCTTTCGTTAGTTGCAAGAGATTCTTCATACGATTTTACCGCCTCTTCTGTTGCATCCTTTCCATTGAATCCTTCGGGTTCGACTGGTTTGCCTTCACCTTTATAGAACTCTAAACGTTCCTCTTTGGTCATTTCCCCTAAATTTAAATCTGTCATTTGTTACTCCTAATTAGTGTACACTGTTATTTATCTTTTGACAAGTCTAAAACCTTGTCTTTTGGTACCTGTAATACAATTTTATTTGTTACTTTTGGTTGTGGTTTTGCGGTTACTTTTTTTTTCTGTGCTGGTAGAGTTTTTCTTTTTGGTGTAGGTTTCTTATCAACAATAAGTGCAACACTAGTGACCAAAAGTAACACTGCAAGTGGGTCAAACACAAAAATAAGTGCAAAAATCACCCACCTAACTGCGTTGTCAAGATACTTGACACTTTCCTCTTGACCGTATATAACTTCTGCAACATACTTGATTGGCCCTATTTTCGAGTCCTGTTCAAGTTGTTTCCGTTGAATCGGAAGTTTGTCCTCCGTGTATTCTGTAATCAAGCCGATCGCTGTATCTATATCTTCTGCAATTTGGTTTCTTTCGTCTCTCTGTTGTCTGTTGATATAGTTTCTATCTTGCGGTCTACCAGTAGATAACACTAGGTCTAAGTTTGCAACTCTATCTTGATATCTTTCTATCTTACCTTTCTCTGCACCAATCCTAGTGTCCAGTATGGATAGTTCTAAACTGTTCCCATCACCTACTAGTGACACTTCAATGTTCGCCTTAGATAGATAACCAAATATACCAAGCGATGTTATGAGCATGAGTACCACAACTGAAGTTAGTAGATACCATTTTAGATAGTTCATCTTCTCCCATGCGAGGTGAAGATAAGCAGCAGTCACAAGTTTACCAAATTCCAATGCAGTCATCATTACGACTGTTCCTAGATATGCACCAGCAAACATTGTCGCCATACCTATGACTGAGAAGTATGCAGCAATTCCAGCGATTACAATAGATGTAATTAGAGCTAAGTAATTTAATAGTTTCAACATAGTTATACCTGTGAATTTCTTTTGATTAGGTCAAAGAGTTGGGCAGGTTCGTATTTCTTTTTCTTCTTCACCACTGGTACATCTGTTGCAACTGCAGTACCTGTAGCATTCAAGGGCGCATCCTCTAATATATCATACTTAAAATACTTCATACATGCATCCGCTAGTTGGTATCCTGCTATCTTATCACTAGGATAGTGGATACCAGCATGGACTCTACCCAATGCAGAGATTTCCGCCATTGCCAACAATTCAGATTTATGTTGGGGATAGATTGATGAGTAGTAGTTTGCAACTACTCTCGCCTGTAAGGCATGGTTTGAAGGATATGATGGTGATTGTGCAGTATCTGTATTGAAATAGTCCATTTCCATACCTAGTTTCTCTGCAAGTACATAAGGTCTCGGTCTCATGTATTGATTCTTAAATTGTCTACCAATGTGTCTTGCACTATCTGTGATTTTTTCTATATCATCATCTGTATATGCCAAATCATTGTTCGACATGTATTCTTTGATATAATATGAAGTGTCTTCATCTGTGTTCAGATAACGTTTCTTCTGTTCATCTGTAAGTTTCTGAATCATACCAACCATCTGTTTGAGTTCTTTGATGGTTTGTGGACTAGAATTGGCAGTATTCGGTTTTAGCGATAACTCCTTCATAACTTTAGTGTCGAACAATTCACCCAATTCTTCTATCTTGGGTTTCTTAGTCTTCCCTGTATGTTTTAGACTGTCTACGTTTACTACTGCCTCAATAAACGTCATCTTCTGTTACCAATATTCTTTCTACTCCACATTGTGCGATATAGATGTTAACACCAAACACTATTGAGTGTTCTGCGATAACAGTTATAGGGGTCTTTTGTGGATAAGTTACACCGTTTTGTTCTTCTAGGTTTCTTCTAAGGTGGTAGTGTCTACCAACGTCAAGTGTCATAACTTGATTCGCTTCATGTAGGTCGTCTACATCAAATTCACCTGTATCTTTGATGTGTCTATAAACCTTCTCACACAATTCTTCTGCTTGTTCTGCAGTGATACCTGTCTCTTCTTTCAGTAATGCGATTGCAACAGCGTATGATGCAAATCTAGATTTACCAAAAGGCACCTTTTCTATGATTCGTTTTAAGTTAAAGACAAGTTTGTGTAGCATGGAATAAGCACTCTTCTCTTCGGATGTTTTTGGTTCTTTTTCAGTTCGTTTACCCTTGTTGGTAATCAAACCAAGTTTATATGCATCCGTGTCTACCCATTTCTGAGTTAACATTTTAATGATTCTAAAAACTATAAGTGTGTTTATTAAGTTCGCCATACTTCTATTTATGTATTCAAAATAGTGGAGCTCCCAAACCGATTCGAACGGTTGACCTACTGATTACAAATCAGTTGCTCTACCAGCTGAGCTATGGGAGCGTTTATAAATCTCGTAACCTCTGTACAAGTGCATCGTCAAGAGGCATCTCGGGTGACCATGATTCATCAATGTATCCCAAATAGAGTAACATTGTTTTAACAGATACCCAATATTTCTCATCCTTTAATTTAAACTCCAACATTTTCATTGATGCATCAAAACCAAATACATTGAATATGGTAATGATATGGTTTAACATAAGGCGTTCTCTCATCTCACCATTTTCATGGTATCTGTGTAAGAGGCGTTTAAGGTAACGGAATCTACGCAAATCTTCCTCAAAGTCTTCTATGGTCTCACATTGTGGGTCGTCATAGTGTTTTTGAGCGAATGCAGTAAAATTTTTGTTTGTAAGGGTATCAAAGAGTTTCATAATATACAATTATATAGGCGATTTCAGCCATAAAAAAAGGGACATAAAGTCCCTCTTTTTGTATCAACTAGTCTTTATACTAATGAACCGTAAACTTTGAATGAACCAGTTTCTAGTTTTTCGTATCTAACCTTTAGGGTATATGATTTAGATGATTCTTCGAACTCATCGTTTGGTGTGTCTACAGTTTTACCAAATGACTCATATCTAGTGAACTCTAAATCCATCTCACCAGCGTCATCGAACTCTTCGTTCTGTACAACACCCATTTCACCAACACTTCTTAGTTTAGTCATACCCAACTGCATAAGTTTAGATTCCATCTGTTGCAAAGCAGCAAGTGGATTCATGAACTCAACTGTTGCAGTGTGTCCTAAGATAGCGTTAACTTTTTGTTTAACGACTGAATCATCAACGTCAAATGGTACCTTCTCTGAAGATAGACCAGCGCCGTCCATATATGATTCATCTAAAAAGTCTTTAAATTTCTTCATAATTTTTCCCTATTGTTTTATGCAACTACAGTAATTGTACCAGCAGCAGTTCCAACTCCAGCAATGTTAGTAATTGTAGATACAGTTGAAGTACCTTTATCTTTAATTGTTCCACCGTTCAATGCAATTGCGTTAGCACCAATTGAAAGTACATCATCAGCATCAGTAGCAGCGTTAGCAGCACCAATAACTAGTGTAAATACCAATTCGTTAGTACCTGTACCACTTGCATATGATAATGTGTGGTTAGAATTAACACTGTTAACTACAGTTAGTTGTGGTGTTCCAGTTACGTCTACATCTTCGTTAAAAGTTGCAGTAACAGATAGTGTTCCACCTTCTGACTTGTCAAAAGCAGTGATATTCCAATCGATATCAGTTAAGTTAGCAGCACCCAAGGCAGTTGTTAGATTTTTCATCGCAACTAATGTTTCAGTCAAAGTTCTTGAACCAACTTTACGAACTAATTCCCAACCGTGTGGTTTTGCTACCGTTTTTAATTTATCAGCATCAGATAACCAATTTGGTTTTGATTCTGAACCTGAAGTATGTCCCCATAATGCCATTTTAATTTCCTCTTTATTTGTTTGCGACTTTCAATATAGCATCAAAAGTCTTTTTAAACGTTTTTGCGTCTTTCTGTAAAAGTCTAGAGTATTTATCACGAATAGGGGCCTTAACCTTCATTAAAGTATCATAAACCTTTACCGCATCATCTCTCTTTACTTTCGTCTTTTTATTATCGTTGGTGGAGACTTCTCCATCCTTAATATGGTCTCTAAATTGACCAAGTTGGACAACGATATTTTTATCTGCCCATGCCTGTGAACCCATTGCAGTATCTTGGAAGGCAGAAATTGCCCTATCAAGTACTTCATCTTCAGATGCTTCAGAATACTTTCCGCCGGCCATTGTAGAAATTTTCTCTAACTTTTGTTTGAGTTCTTTCTCTGACTTAGACTGTTTAACAGCACGTGCAATTTTCTTATTACCAGCATCAGACATCATACCAAAGTCACCCGCCTTTTCTAAAACAGCGTTAGTTTCTTTTGCCTCTTTCTTAGCATATCCCAGTTTCTTTAATTTTTCTTTAAAGAGTTTATATCTGGCGTCTACTCTATCCATTATCCGAACCTTTTGGCAAATGTTTTAAGGTCGATAGTTTCAAAGTCTCCAAACTCATTTTGGATTTTAAATCCTAACTTATTACTACCATATATTACTGGTTTAGCAGTATAGGTACCATTCTTGTATTTTAACCCACTGATTTCTGAACCGTATATGCCCAACTTTTTCATTTTTGGTGCTGCTTCTACGATACTTCTATAGGTTTCCATTAAGTCCATATTACTTCAATCCCTTAGTCAATATTTTATCTATCTGAGGTGTTGATGTGTCTTGTTCTGTTGGGTCACCATATGATGATTTACCGATAACTACTCTTAGAAAGTCATTGACTGCCTTTTTACCACCTTTAAGTCTGACATGTTTACCCATCATTGAACTTTTTAAACCAAATCTTTTTGCCTGTTTTGCAATTTCCATCGCATGTTTATTTTGGTCTGCAGGTTTTGATATTTTGTTTCTTATATCTACAGTGAGGTCTGCAACTTGTTCATCCAAAGTAACTGCATCTTCCCACATTGTTCTATAAGAATCCATAACAGATTCATTTTTCTTTTTCTTTGCGATTGCAATTGCTGCCTGTTGTGCAGATGCCATTTCTGTTGTTAGAACTTTTGGTTTAAATTTCTTTAACACTTCTTTGTGATACTTAGACATGTCATACTTACCAGCATCAACTGCGAGTTCACCTTGACTTAATCCGTCATCATTGAGTTCTAGTTTGATTAACTGTTGACTTTTAAAGTAGTCCAATGCTTTCTGAGCATCTCTTTTGTTTCTGAATTTGTATTCTGCATACTCTACTTTTTCTTGTATGTTGTCACCCTGTTTGAGATATTTTTTTGCTTTAACTCTATCGTGATAAGTGAACTGGTAGTTCTTACCATTCTTATCGTCTTTAACAATGTAACCTTTTGGAGTCATCTTGGTGACTTTACCCATGTACTTAGCACCGTCAGCACGATAGTAATCTACTTCTGTACCAACTTTGATTGAGTTCTTAGTCTCTGCACCCATACCATGTTTTGCAAGAACTCTGTAGTTCTCGTTTATTCTTTCTTCTTTGATTTTACCTTTAACTATATCTTCAAGGTCACGAGACAACCAATCAAAAAACTCATCGGGGTCATCAGACTTAATTTCATTGTTATTCAATGCCCATGTTGTTAGGTCATCTTCTGCTTTCTTACCGGCAGACCCTGAGAATGATAAATCACCAGTTTTGTATGCTTTTGTAAGTTCTCTTTTGTGTTTCCTGAAGATATCTTTTATCTTCATTGCTTCTGATACAGTTTCTTCTGACATTTTTTCAACTGCAGACATAAACTTCTTGAGTTTATTTGAATCGCCTGAAACAACAACTCCGTCTTTACCTGACCAAGAAATTTTAGTTTTCTTTGATTTTAGTCCGTGTTTACTTGCCATCTTGACGACAAGATTTGATTGAACTGCATCATCAGTATGGATTACCATTTCTGCACTTTCTGATATAGTCTCTTCGTTTGCATACTTAAGTGCAGACTGTACTTCTTTTGATTTGAGAATCTTATCACCAAAGAACTTCTTAATTTCTTTAGATGCAATATCCATAGCACCACTCATGTCGAGTGCAACTTCTACTGCCCTTTTGACTTTTGCATCTGATACTTTGTTTTTTCTGAAGTAGTTTGTAACTTCTTGACCAGTAAGTTTCATCTTACCATATGGCCCAAGTGGATTTACTTTACCATCTTTGTCTAGAACTTTTTTTGCTTCATGAAACAGATTCATATTTATACTCCAAATAATGCGTATGCGAGATTGTCATCATGTTTAATGATGATTGATGCAACGTCTTCTCTAAACATTGTGTCACCGTTATAAGCAGCAACGATTTCTTTACTGAACTTTGGTGTCATATGTGGGATGCCGTCATCGTTAACAAGAGTAACGTTATCCATAGCTTTCATCAACATCTTACCATACTTTTGAGAATCTTTAAACTCTGATTCTCTTTTCATCAATTTCTTGAGGTCTTGTTTGATTTTATTGAGTGATGCAGACTTGTACTTGTATTCTACAAAGTCTTCCATTCCCTGACTGTTGTCTTCTTTAACTTTTTTTTTCTTGTCGTAAGAGCAGTCACCCAATTTTAAGAACTTTTTTACAGGTTTTACTTTTCCTTCTTCGACTTCTTCGTCCTTCCCTTTGTAGTTTTTATCTACATAGTCAAAGAACTTCTTCTTTTCTTCGTCTGATTTAAAATCTGCTGGTGAGTCTACACCAAACTTTTTAAGTGCTTTTTGAAAGAACTCTTCGTAATCGCCTTCCATGGCAAGTACTGCTTCCATTGTGTTGATTAGGTCTTCTGATAAACCCATAGATGTGAATTTCATTATTGTTTTAATTCTCCATTTTCGAAGTAGTCGAACATTTTCTCTTTACCTTCTTCATCCAAACGTAAAGATTTTGCCAATCTACCTAACATGTTTCTTTCTACAAGTTTTTCTACAGTTTTTTCTACTGAAAGTTTTTCTTCTTTAACTTCAACTTCATCTTTAAGAGGTTTAACCCCAGCATCTTTGAACATTGCCATTAGTTTAGCGTTGGTAGGTAGTGTAATCTTTTTCTCTTTACCTAACTGAACAATTAACTTTTCGAATCCTTTTGGGTTTTGTTTCTGCATTGATTGGACTACTTTGACACCAGTCATAGATAGCATCTTTGCAACACCGTATTGTGAATCTTT